TACGCCACCAAGACCAGCATTACTATTTACTTCCTTATATTTAAGATCACTCTGTTGGCAACCAGTCTTGGCAACAAAATACATTGCTCGAAGAATTTCTCGGTTGATTTCGTTCATGATTTCAACTGAGAGAATATTTGCGAGTTCTGCTTCTGCATCGAGACCGTGAACTGCACGAAGATCTTGTGCCAATTCTGTGGTGTACTCTGCCTTGAGGGCGCGAGTTCTTGCCTGAACGGCGAGACGCTCAATGGTGAATGCCATTTCGCGGAAGTTGTTTCCACTACCTGAGTCGCCAAGAGTCTCTGCATTTGCCGTCAACATTCCACGGAACTGAGAGAATGGATCTGATCGTGTAAGACCACCACTGTAGGTAGCATTATCGTAGAAACTAGCACCAAGAGTATGACCCGAAAGAAGTGTCGCATTATTGGGTAAGGTGAAACCACCAGACGCACCAGAGAACTTTGCCCATGGTTCGTCGAAGAGAGCTTCTGAACCAGAAGAATACGACTGAGCAGTAGTACCATACTTAGCTCTCATCGCGAAGATGAGACCCGTTGGTGCGGTCATTGGTTGCACGCCTGCAATGTCGTATGCAACGACATTAGGCATTGCGCGACGAACGAGCGAGATGAGCACAGGATCATAACCTGCGAGATTACCTGCAGAACCAACTTGACCAGAGGCGAATCCGCCACCCATGGTGTTGGACTCAAAGAGTTGATTGCTCTGACGCTCTTCTGCCATTGCCTTGACTTGATTTTCGAGAAGAACCGCAGTGACGCGCTTCTTGTGAAGATCACCAATAGAACCAAGATCCTTGTGCTCAAGCACAGGATTCCATTTTTCTACGAGTTGATCATACGGTGTTGTTGAATTGAAATCGATTGACATTTTATCTCTCCTATAACCTTTCTATATTTAGACTAATCTATTTTTTCAGATGAATTTCTCAATATTATTTGGACGACTGATTAAACCTGCCAAACGAGCAGATTGTGGGGTGTTATATAACTTCTCAGTCTTTGTAGTATTGCGATTTAACATACTAATTGCGCTTACGACAGAATCAATTACTGAATCTTGTTGACCATTCCCAGTCTCGGTGAGAACTTGAGTAGAGTCCATGTCTTCTGTTAACATGCTTGAATCTTGTCTTTGTGAAGATGATCGAACATTAAAGTACGACTCCTTAAGAAGAGCAACCTTGCTGCGGTATTGTTCGACGTTATCGAATTCAAGACCTTCGGAAAGGGTTGCCAACTTCTCGACTTGTGTATCGGCGAGACCTGTTGCCTCTTCTAGGAATGCCTCGGCACAAAGTCGTGCAGAGACTTCGTTGCGAAGAGCAACGTTTTCTCGAATTACTGTATTGAGGTTGTTCTTGAGATCATCATTCGCAGCGAACAAATCGTCTAGAACATTGTACTTCTCTTGCGGAACATCAATAAAGGAATTCTCAAAGAGTTCCTTGAGTCCTGTGATGAAGTTCTCTGCGATTTCGGTTCTAAGACCGCGCTCGACGGCAATCTTGTTCTCTTCCATCCACTCAGTAATAACGTAGTTCATATATTGATCTACTTGCTCAATGATGTTTTCAGTATGGGCAGTTACCTGCTCCTCAATGATCTCCTTTGATGCTTCAAGCATGTGTGATTCCATGAGTGATACTTTCTCATGAATTGCTGCTTCAAAGATAACCTGAGTCTTGGATTTGAATTCCTCACTCAAGTTCTCTCCATCGAAGAGACTGGCAAGATAATCAACTTGATCATCCGTGTCTGCATCTGCATCTTCTTGAACCTCTTGATCAGATTGCTCACCACCAAGACCCAATACGGCAGCTAAAGCTGCACGAAGGGTTTGTTGATTGAATGCAGCAGTTTCTGGTGTTGCAATAGGTTTAATAAATGAGGAGCCTCTCCCACTTGCGTCGGAATCCCCTCGTCCACTTGCGTCATATACGTCTGATTGATTTGCTTGTTCCATATTTTGTTCTCCACTGTACCTAGACTATTTAGTATATTTAGTATTTATATAATTTAAACATTAAATTATAGTTGCAGCTGTCCTGTAAATACCAAGTGCTCTTGGATTCTTTTGTAAAAATCGGTCTATTGCTGGTCCAACTATTCCCCTAGATGCTGGTTGGAATCTATGTGCCGTACTTACTCGGGTAGTAATATCTGATCTTTGTTTTATTCTATCCTTACGAGCAGACGCTACTAGATCCCTTCTATAGAGGGTCGGATTTACTGGATTAGCGGATCGAATCTCATGTTCTGTTGGATGACTCATCTGTGCAATAGCATGTGCAGCAACGACACTATTGTGTCTTCTGTGGGTTGGATCTCGTAATGCAGCATCATATACTGTCCGATTCATGTTTCTTAAACTTTTTGCACCTTGATCAGAAATTCTAGCATGATTTGTATCAACCAATGCCTGTTGTTCCGTTGGGTTATTGATTGTTGAATCCATGGCACTCACTCCAATCAATTTTCCAATTAACCCCCGAGTCCAATTTCCAGTTGAAAGGACCCGCAACTTAGACTGTGCTTCAGGATCCTTAGCTATCGCATTTGTTACCATTTGATGATGCTGATGTGTTGGATCTTTTATTGCGTTTGAAAATGACTTCATAGACAACCCAAGTTTAGCTGCCAATGGTGCATGTACTAAGGATCTTTCATTTTGTGCATCAACTGTTGCCATGTCCGTCAATACTTTATTAGATCTTGAAATAACCTCAGATTTGACATACTGACCTGCTGCTTTCGCATACATCTTAAGACGATCTATAATTTCCTCATGAATATCTTGTGCCATATGAGGAATAAGTTCTTGTATACAGGACTTTATTCTTTCAGTTTTGTTGATGTTATGAGTGGTCATATGTTATTATAAGTTTCTTAGGAAATGTGAGAACAACTTAACGGCATTCTCTTCTAACTTCTTCTTAGAACTCTTCTTCAATGCCTTTTCGTACTTGCTGATAGATTTCTCTTCCAAAAGACCATTGTTCCAAATCCACTCTTTTCCTTCCAAGATGCCGTTTACGAATGCATTTGGTGCGGATGGATCTGCGACAATATCAATTGCTGCAAGGGTGAAATCTTCTTTGACATAATTAATGCCATTTCTATTCTCAAGACTTCCCATACCTCGGGTAGAAACTCCGAGTTTTGCTCCCTCTTCAATTAGACTCTTGACGATCTTACCCATTGGTGTGTCGAGAACCTTTGCCTTACCAATGACTTGATTACCAGACTCTCGTAGTTGAGTAACAAGATGAGAAACTCTGTCCAAGTTTACGGTTGGTCCTGAAGGATGATTAAGTTCTCCCAATGCTCTCTTCTTGTCTACAAACTCGATCACATATCTGGTTGATTCCTTCATAAGGATAACACGATCATAATATCTGCCATTTCTATTGGCAACGTTCGCTTCCATCATGACACCCGAGAGATAATGATTTTTTCCACCCGATTCATTTGACTCGACGAGATACTCAATATCTTCAATTGTTTCTGTTATAAGCTTCATTTATGAACTTTCTAATTTATTACCGATCTGACGCGAGAGTATCAAGATATCGTTCTGCCAACTCAATGATTTCTTCTTCTGTGAGAATTTCACCTGTGTCTGCTTGAATCTCTTCAACCAATTCACTAAGATCTTGTTCAAATTCATCAACCACTTCTTGCAGTTCTGCTTCAAATCCCGCATTAATTGGAACTTGTTGCGGTTGAGCAGATCGTCTGATGTCTTGTAAAGCACTGTTCTGATTTAAATAACCAGACAATTCAGCAGAAGGTGATCCCGTATTTTGAAGGTTATTCAACTCCATTGAGAGTGCTTCAGCGTCAGGAACGCCATCAGTCCACCCCTCAATCAGATCATCATCATTAAACACGGTTGGAGCAAATTCGGTTAACTTTAATTCGAGTGCATCTCCGACCTTTGCCATAATGGCTTCTCTGATAAGATTCTTTGCTCCGATGAGGTCTTCTTGTAATAACGCGGTTACTATTTGTTCTGAATGGGACATTTATTTCTCCTAGTATATTTATATATTATTTCTGCTCTTCTTCATCGACCAGTCCGAGTTGCTGCATTCGGAGTTGCTGTTGTATTTGCTGTTGATTCTCTATTGCCATCTCTTCGTCCATCCGAGCAATATCCTCTTCGGTTTGATCTAAGATGTACTTTCTAATGTATTTTGTTGAAAAGAATATACCCCTATAATTTCCGAGGGTATTCAACATATCGACCTTTTCCTTTAAAATCTCATTTTCCTTGAGTTCTGTGAAATATGAGTCCTTGCTGTAAACAACAACAATATCTTGATATATCTTATTCCAATCATCCAAAGTCAAAATTCCACGAAGAATGCATTGTTTCTTTAATACATCCAAGAAAAGGGATGAGAATTTGTTTTGAAGTCTTTCAATAAACTTAAAGAACTTGACCTCGTCGCGAGTAATCTCACTTGCTCGTCCCATATTAAATCCAGTCTGAGGTTCCATTCGGGTAATAGGAACATTCAAGGATCTATACATTTTTCTGAGAAGGTACTCAACGTCATCCATCTCTCCTAGATTTTGACCACCCGCAAGAGTTGTGATTTCTGTACCACGACCACCTTCTCTACGAGGCAACCAAAAGTCCTCCAACATGGACATGTGGTTCTTCTGATCTTTGATTTCGCCTGTGCTTGAATCGTATGTAAGTTTATTACGATACTTATTCATGAGCGAACGCATATATTCTTCTGCCTTTTGCTTTGGAAGATTACCAACATCCACATAGAAGATTCTACGTTCTGGTGCTCTTGCAATGCGATAAACCACCATGGCATCCTCGGTCTGTCTGAGCATGTTTAGGGGTCTAATTGCCTTATGAAGATGTCCCACGACTCTCTTTGTAGACTGATCGACAAACCCAGAGTGGCAATATGTGATAGAATCGGTGGTTATTCTTACACCCGCAGCAGATGTGGTTGCTGTTACTTGATTACTCTCAAAATCAGTATAGATGTAGTGTTCGTCTACCTTCTTGATCACAGGCACAGCAGAACCATTGATGCTCTTTACATGCTTCTCTACTTTTCGTATTTTTCTTATTTTAATTGGATCTATTGGTCTGAGTTCGATAATGCCAAGTTCTGGATGTTCTGTATTGATGATGTTTTGAAAATATACTCGACCATCAACATACCAACGTCTGAAGATATCATATCCCTTATTTCGAAAGTCCAACAACTTCAGGGTCTTATTAAACTCTTGTTGAATCTTTCCCTTGATATTATCGGAAAGTTCAACATTATCCAAATCAAGTTTTACTGCATTGTTTGATCCATCATATACAATTGTTTGTGTAATAATGTCTTCGATTGCCATGTCTACTTCTGGATATAATGACATAGAACGATACTGTCGAATCAACGAATTCTCGTCAATAAAAGAACCACCAAAGTCATAAACGGAGGACATGAATCCACCCGTTTCGATGACTTGTGTGCCGTCATATGTCTCAGGAGCGACAAACGATGCTACCGTGTCGCTTTCTGCACTAAGACCGCCCTCAAATGAATCATTCTTCTTGTTGAACGAAAATCCAAAATAATCAAAAAATGCCATCAATGATCCGTTCTATTTAATTAGATGTTTGCTGAACCTGGAGCATTTGGTGTCCAGTAGTCATAGGCGAGAACAACCGTAAATTCTGAGAATGTATCAGACAGATCATAGTTCATTTGAACAGGACCGAGTTCTAGGGGAAAACAATTAACCATGGTAATTGAGTTTCTATACTCATTATCATTTGTTGAAGTTCCGTTTAGATCGTTATAGTAAAGAGTCCAATTCTCTACTAGATTATAATCAATATTATGACCAACTCGTTGATCCATCTTTTCTATCCAATTTTCGAACCCACTGCGAAGAGATTCTGCCGCTTTATTAGAATCATATACCGAAATTACCCAATCGGTATATACTCTTTCTCCC